CTTTTAACGTATCACTACCAAAATTATCTACTCTATTTGGAATAACTTTGTTATTCATTTGCATCCTCCATATTAGAATGTAAAGATTGAATTTCTTGTTCTGCGAAATTCAACCCTGCTATTTCACCGACTATCCTTTGGTATTGTTCAAAATTCTCAATACTTCCAGAAGCCAATGTTTGCGTAAGAGCTTCTTTTCTCTCACGATATTTACGAAGCAAATGCTCCGTGGCTAAGATATAGTCCATTTATTTAATGTATCTATACCAAAGAAGTCCTTTAGTCTGTCCATAAGCTGCTTTTACTTTAGCTTTTTCAGACGTATCTAAACACTCACCTTCTTTAACAGACTCTGTTCTAGTTGTGTCAACCATTTTAGGCTCACTAGGTGCAGGTCTACTAACTTTTTTAGACGGTGCTGGATATTCTTTATTTCTATGCATTATTTTTCTCCATTTTTATTTCTACTATCCCGAACAGTTTTAACTAATTCAGTAAAGTTTTTATCAGCATCAGCTTTAGACTTTTGCTCTAATTCTTGTAAATCAATAGCAGCTTTAGTATCTTCTTTCTTAGCATCAGCTTCTATTTTCTCACGTTTAATTTGTGCGTCTAGTTCAGCTTTTGTAAGCTGTACTTCTTTATCACGTATATCTTCTTGTTCTTTTTGCATTAATTGTTCTTTTTCTAATTGCAACTGTTGTTGGAACATTTCCATTTGTGGGTCTTTTTGTGCCATTGCTTGTGCTTGTGCCATTGCTTGTGCTTGACCTGTAACTTGTTGTGTTGCTTGTGCTGCCATCATAGCTATTTGGTTCATAACTTCAGGTGGCATTTGACCGTCTTCCACAGGAGGTAAAGGCTGACCCATAACTTGTTCTATTTGTTGTTTATATAACATAGATTGATGTTCTTGTATATTAGCTGTTATTATCTGAGCTACAGAAGGATTTGATTGTACCATAGGGTTTTGTAAAAACGCACTATGACTTGCAATATACGCCTCATGGTTTTGAAAATCAAAAGCTTTTATTGGGTCTCCTGTTAAAGCAGCTTGTTGTTCACTGATTGGGTCTCGTGGGGGTACTTCAGCTTCTGGAGGTAATAATGCATCAATATCTTTAATATTTAAAGCTATATACATTTTCTTATAAGATTCTCTTAAATCGTGTAATTCTGGTGCTGCTTGTGCCATTTGTAATTGTGTTTGTGCTAACGTAATACGTTGCGTCATACTGAAGATATTAGGGTCGCTAACAGGAATAACATCTACAGAATTATCGAAATCTTCTTTAAATACGTTTTCAGAAGCTCCTTGTACTTGATAAGGGTATTGTTGCGGTAAAAATTCACCAAACACTCTTTTTAAAATTTTAAATTCACATCTTTGTGCATAATGCAATCTTTTATGAATAGCGGACATAATTCTTTGTCCTTTTTCCATCAATGCTACTGTAGTACCTACAGGTGCTTCAGAATTACCGTCTGCTGTTGGATTTTCTACTGTAGCTGCAAATCTTTTACCAGATTCAACTAATGCTCCTAGTAAAGTAGATAATGTCGCACTTGGCTCTTTATATGGCAAAGGAAGGAAAGCGTCTTGCAATCTACCACCAGGAGCATCAACATCTCGCCATTCTCCAGGCTGTAAAGGGTCATCATGACGTTGAATGTTTAATCCTCGTGATTTAAAACCTGCTGGAAGGTTAGAAAGTGTTCCTGCGTCTATTAATTGACGCAAAATTGCCGTAACTGACTTAGTTAAGCCCCCCATCATGTGAATTAAGCCAAAACCGTAAAATCCAAGTCCTGGAAGAAACTTATAATGAGTAAAATGCTCGATTTTCTTCTTCATCGGGTCATTTTCGTCATAATTTGGTCTAATTGACAAAATTTTGTTGTTATCTTTACAAATAGTTACGATATAAGGCAAAGCTACGCCTGTTTCTTCTCCATTTTCGTCTAAATCTTGATATCCTTCTAAATCTAGGTCAACATGCATCTCTAAAAGCGTGTATTCTTCATCAGATATAGTTCTACTTAACCCTTGTAACTCATCTAGCTTCTCATCAACGTCTGTTTCCTGTTCTCCACTTCCTGGAGACATCATTTCGACGTCTTTATAGAATCCTGAAATCTGTAATTTACGTAATTCGTTCTCATTCATATGAATTACGTGAGTAATACGTGGGGAAGTTAATAAATCTACTGCGTAATACGGAACAACTAAATCTTCTGACTTAACAAACCTTGCTACTGCCCGTCCAACGGCAGGGTCGTAATAAATTTTCTTAAATGCTGAACCAGATAACGGAAGATAAAATAATAATTGGTCCATTTCTGGGTCATACTCTTCCATTTTGTAAGTTATCTGATAATTCATAAAGTTTTTAACTCTATTTGCTTTTTCCATTTTAGCATTATCACTTATACCCAAAACTTCTGTATCAACAGGTCCTCCTGCTGGTAACATTTCTTTATATGCTTGTGCTTGAAACTGCGTTACAGCTTCTGCGAGTATCGGATGATGCACACCTGACGCTCCAATAAAAGGTTGAGAACGAGAATCAGCATTTATTCCTAATAAATCTAATCCTTCGGTATAAGTTTGAAACCAATCGTTACGAGAATCTAAATCATCTTCAAAACTACCAATTAATTCATTAGCTATTGTGTTTAATTCACGTTCATCTAAAGTTTCTGCTAAATTTTCTCCAAACTTTGAAGTAGTTTGTTCAGGCATTTCACTGCCTCGAATAATTGAGCCGTCAGGTTGTACAAATAATTCTGTTTCTTCTTCTACCTGAGGCATAATTTCAAGTTCTATAGCTTCTTCCTGCATAGGAACTGCTGATAAAGGTTGTTTTTCTATTGCCATATTTTCAAATCATAACCTATTTTTATTAATAATAAACCCTTTCCCCTACAAATGGTGTTTCTTCTTCAAAATAATCAGAACTTAATTGTAAAAAACCACCTTCTCTAAACCTAGCTAATGCTAAAGTTGTAGCATCAACAAGGTCATCGTTTTCACCTGCTGGAAAATCTGAAACTTCTTCCATAAGTTCTTCACCAAAACGATTATCAGGCACCCAAACACGTCCATCTTGAAAAATTGGAGATACAGAATTTAATCTTGCAATCTTATCTTGACCTTTTCCTGGACTAAAAGTGTTTACAGGTATACCCATACGTCTTAATTCTTGTACTAACGGAATACCACTAGCTTTCGCTTCAATAATTACAGTATCTGGTTCCCAATAATCGTATAAACGTAACGCTTCTTGTTTTAATTCAGGAAAATCAAAACGTTCTTTTATACAATCTATTAAAATTAAATGTGCTTCGTTACCTGCGTACATTTCATCACCGATTTTACCTTCAGGGTACCAAACCCCCCAAGTTGTAATAGCTGTAAAGTCAGCTCTTTCGGATTTTAAAAACGCTGTATCGTATGATTGAATTATATAATCGCATTTAGGTGGTTTATTTTCTTCCCAAACCATAAACCAATCTTTAGGAATAATAGAAATACCCTCACCTGTAGGTCTTTGCATGTATTGTGCAGCCCATTTAGATGGACTTACCGAAGCTTTTATACTTTCAAGTTCTTCTAATTTCCAAAATTCTTTCCAAAGGGGACCTCCACTAGGTAAAATTGCAGGAAATTCTATAACTTCCCACTGGTCAGCTCCTTCATCTTGTGCCATTTTCTTAATTAACCTGCCCGTTAGGTCTTTTTTATTCCAACGGGTCATAACTATTACGATTGCACCTCCAGGTTGTAACCTTTGACGAGGTCCTGCCATAAACCATTCGTAAGCTTCATCCATCGCTTTATCAGACATAGCGTCTTGTTCGGAGTGTGGGTCATCGATAATAAATAAATCAGCTCCTCTACCTGCTAAAGCACCACCAATACCTGCTGCATAATATTCACCGCCTTTATTTGTTAACCATTTACCTGCAGAACGGCTATCAGCTTTTAATTCTGTTTCAGGAAATAATTCTTTATATTCCTCACCGTCAATTAAATCCCTAACTTTTCTACCAAAATTAACTGCAAGGTCAGCAGTGTGGGTTGCTTCTATAATTTTTAATTTAGGGTTTTTACCTAAAAGGTAAGCAGGAAACAAATGTGAAGCAAATTCAGACTTTGTATGTCTAGGCGGCATATTGATAATTAAACGTTTTAGTTTACCTGTAGCTATATCATCAAAAGCTTTTGCCATTTTTACATGGTGGTCGCCGTTAATAAATTCTTTCCATATAGATTTAACAAAATCCATGAAAGTACTGGTA